ACGGGCATCGGTAACATTCACATTACCCAAAGCATCTGAAGTATAACCAAAACGTTGATCGCCACCCATGCCTTCAAATTCATTCAAAGCAAGTGACTCATCAATGGCTTTACCTTCTTCCAGCTTGTCAGCCAAAGCATGCAAAACGTGTTTGCAATAATCTTCAGCATCGGCATCTGACATGGATTCTTGGCTCAAAATATGAGCAAGCTTTGTCCATCCTGATGCTTTCATGTTGACATCACGATGCATGATTGCCGTATCGCTAATACCAGCCTTGGTTAACACGGTATGAGCCTTGCTCATTGTTTCAGGATTAACTGATTGGCGAATGGTATCCATTACGCCTTCTTCAACTGGCTTTGTCTTAGGATTAACGGACATTGATCGTTTAGGAATATCATCATATTCATGATCAACATCATCACATTCCTTATTAGTATCAGCATCCCAAGGAGCTTCAACCATAGCATCATCTTCGTCTTCGTCGTCTTCGCCGATACCAACAATGACTACATCGTCATCGTCTTGTACAGTTTGATCCATAGCTGGTAAACGATCACCAACACGAACGTTGTCATACATCGAATCGTTATCTAGAACAATGTTATCCCATTCGTCGCGTGGGAAAATTTCAGTTTCACCGGTGGTTTCGTTCTTGGCAGTAACAAAGAAACGACCATCTTGAATAACAGTCATATGTTCTGGGAAACCATCACGATCGATCATGACGCCAGAAACAGGGGCTGATACTTGATCGGCCATTGGATCGATAATTGCTTGCGCGGCTTGCATTGCTGGAGCTGATGCATCTTGAGCCATTTGAGCAGCATCCATTTCAGCTTGGGCTGACGCTTGGGCAAAGGTAGCACGTCGTGCTAATTCAGCATTGGCTGCTGCCAACCACTGCAGATTGGCTTCTGATGTTGCCATTGCTGGCGCCGTACGCATCATATTCATCATAGTGGTCAGATAATCGTCATCCATACCTTCAAAGCGTGGATCAGCTTCGCATACGCCATCTTCTTCCAAAGGGTTATCACCTTGATTATTAATCATGCGATCACCCAAGTCAGCTTCGCCTGGCTTGCTTGCGATCATTGCAACCTTATGGGTACGTGGTTCTACACCACCGAAATCGTAGTCGGCGGTTTCTTTAAGCGTGCCATAACCAACTAGCTGCGCAAGACGATTGAGGTTCAATTTGCTCATGTTAAATCACTTATTTTTGGGCATCTTGGCTACAAGCGTTTTTGCCGCGCCAGTGCGGGGGTTAATAAAGTCTTTAGAAAAACGTGAATTTTCAGTAGAGAAGTTGTCATTGACTGACACCTGCTTTGCATCCTCGTCTTCCTTTTCGATCTTTGGTTCTTCGATATCAGCATTAAAGTCCGCTGCATCTTGAACTGGATCGTTACTTGTCTTTGGCATATCAAGCCATTTAAACAAGGTGCTTGGTGGATCAAACTTTACAGGCTTGCGTTCATCTGCAATCTTTTGCAGAGTATCAAGCAAGTTATTGTTATATGAATTACCGTAATAGTTAGTACCGTCAGCGGTTTGTTCGCTAGCTGGGTAAACTGGGTCAGTATTCAACAATGGAGCAGTTACGAGGTCTTGTTTAGCCGCTTCGTCTTCTACTTCTTGTTTTTGATTGATCAGTGTTGTTTCGATCTCGATCGGTTCGTTAGCACCACGAACTACTAGCATGTTCTCAGGAATACCCAGTAACGCACGCAATTCTTGAGCAGCAACATATGAACTCAATGGAAATGCAGTTTCAATGTCGAGCATATAAACTTCGGCATTGGTTACGTTAGGGAAGTCGAGAGGAACCTTTTGCAGAATGGTCTTGAAAGGACGAGAAATATCAAGCAGCTTAAAACGTTGCAAATAGTATTCGATGCGATCCAAAATTTCAGATTCACTAAGATCGACAGCAACTGTCTTCAGGCGGTATTTGTATGACTTCTCGCTTTCCGAGAGGTATTTAAGAAATGACATATGGTATTCTCCGGAGCAATAATATCTCTATTTATTGGATTGATCCCGTAGCTGGCGGAGAAGTTCATTACGATCTTCAACAATGACACTACCAATATCGATAGGACCATTATTGCCGTCACCACCTTTGTCTTTATTCACAATATCAATCTTCTGCTGCTCTTGATGAATCTTCATAAGATCAAGCTGCGCTTTACGCTTTGAATTCTTAGAATCCAAAGCAATCTTATACATAGTAGCTGCCGTTTCAAAAATACGACCTGCTGAACGAGTATCGATATTATAACCAAGATCCATAAGATCTCGGCTATGTTGAATAGTCTCGTCATACATCTTATCCATGCTAACTTCATGATCTCTAGCTTCTTTTGCTTCGTGATCAATATCAATTAGTGGATTAGAGGCCAATGCTTCACCAACTTGAGCTGATAATGCATTTTGAGAGGTGGTATCTATTTCACCATCCTCATTAACTACTGGTTCTGGAACATCAGGACCAGGCGCTGATGTTCGCAGCAAGTTTTCAAGCGTCGGGAGATCCAACGCATCTTGGATGCTCTTACTCATTTCTTTTTATTTCCAAAAAGTTGATCTTCGGTGAGAACACGAAAGGTCAGACCATTTTTATGGCACCAAGCAATAGCAGATGCCCATTTGGCTTGATTGACAGCCAAGGTTGCTTGATCTTTCTTACTCTTCGCTCGCTCAACGTAGGTTTCTTTTGCTGGTTTGATTTCAACAAGTTCAGCACGTCGTTGTCCTGTTTTATCAGTAAAGACAATCATCAAGTCTGGAATGTAGAAATGCCACTTTCCAGTTAATGGATGCTTGTATGGAATAGAGATACTTTCACTTGCCCATTGAGTTACACTTGGGTGAGCATCTAATACTCGGAATACTGATAATTCCCAACTTGATCGATATACGATTGGATATTTACCAATGTATTTTTCTGGTTTCGTTGGGCGCCATTCGCCTTGGCTATATTTTGTCATACGATAGTTGAATCCATGGAAGGCGGCCCACCACCACCGGTGTTTGTACTAGTGGTGAATACCCCGATTTGTGCACTGCTAGGACTATTTTGATTAAGTACACCAAGTGCAGTTGAATCTAATGATAACCCGGAGGTAAAGCCATAACCACTATTTGAACTAGTATTTGATACCAAATTGGCCGGGGCTGTACCAGTCGCTATAGATGTCGCAGTAACTGAAGCGGCAACCGCTTGTTTGGTGGCCGTTGGAGTATTGGCTCCAAAGAATTGAGATACCGCACCATAAGACTGACTATATGTCGACGCCGGGATGGTATTTTGTCCCAAAGTTGATGCAGCAGAAAGAGCCGCATTTGGATTTGTAGCTACGCCACTAAGCAAGGTAGAAGCTGCGTTCTTACCAGAGAATGAACCATTCATAATACCAGGAAGCGCATTAGAAAATGTATTACTCAATGGATTGTTTTGGCCGAATACTGCGGTACCAAATGCACCAAGTACACCAGTACCAATCTGCTTTACTCCACCACTCAATAGATTCTTACCACCAGGGGCTAAGAACGTGGCAGCTAAGCCCAATAGTGATGCGCCAGTGCCAGTTGGGTTTTGGGTGAAATCACCAGGAGCATTTGATCCAGGTGTATAACCGGGAATAGTGAACGGGTCGTATGCTTGGTTTGGTAAGTTCTTGAAGAACGGGTTCAAAACCGGATTCTTAGCAATAGATGCAGGAGCACCACCGTTGGCATATATAACCGCTTCATATTCGAACGATATATCAACCACATGAGCTTCTGAGTGTTCGTAGTCAAACCCATCAGGATCGAATGACGAAATCTTTGGGTTTATCAGATCATATTGAACGTATTCACCAGCATATACTTGATAGCATTCAATCTTATCGAAGAAATAAGCAGTTGAATTAATACTGGCAACAACATCAGTGTTTAGTTGTGGTGAAAAACCAAAACCATTGGCACCACCAACGTATTGTGGGGCCGTGATATCATAAGACCAATTAGAACCGGTAGATTGACGAAAGTCACCAAAATAGAAATTGGAGTATTCGCTCCACATTTGCATAACTGATGCATCAGTGGTGTCGTAGAACGACATTTTGACTGGACTGTATTTGATACCTGTTTGAACCAATCTCTTTTTATTGTATTGATTGAGCTCTTGAACTGTTGGTTGAAGTTTTGGTCTATCGGCTGATCGAACTGCAAACGTCAAACCGTTAGTCCATGCTTTTCCGCCAGCACCATTGGCGCGGACAAATCGAACCATAAACAAAAAACGGGGGCGTGGTGCCCCCGCAAAATTGTTGGCCGATGCGTTAAATGCCTGAGTATCTAAACCAAATGCCGTTACTGCATAGTTATTTGGTTCGACAATAATCGGGTTGCCGAATTGGTCAGTTTTATTAGCAGCCATTCAATTAACCGATCATTGAACCAGTCAACAATTGAACTGTTGTTGGCATCAAACCGCCGCTTTGTGTTGCATTGTCATAGCGAATTGTCATTGAAATAGCCATAACTTCGGAACTTGCGTAATCGAAATCATCGTATTCAGTGCTTGACAAGAAACAGCCTTCCAGATACCACTGTTCCAACACAGTGTCATCGCCGCCATCGAGAGTCTCGATGTACATGTTGAACTTGTAGTTCACACCAGCGACCGCACTAGTTTGGTCAAAGTGGTTCATCTGCTTCTGCAGTTGGTAGCCGACGATTGTTGACATTGAGTTAGTAATGTCATCGCGCACCTTAAGGTTGATGGTTTCCCATACTGCCTTACCTGCGAAATATGCTGTTGAGTTGTATGAATCAACCTTGACAGGCTCTTGCGAAGCCTTAGGACGACCAACAGTCATGACCTGTTGTGTCAGTTCAAGACCACCTTGCAGTGGTCCAAAGTTAATTACTCGAACTCGGAATTTATACTTAGTCTTTGGCTGGAGAAGGCCGCCTCGGCCAGCACCGCTGCCGAGTGGCACGCCAAAGCGTGATAATGTTGAAGACATATCGTTCCTCCGAAATGGATATCCAATTCGTATTTATTGAAGAACGATATAGACGCTGTTAATAGATGAATATCTATTAGGAATAAGTGAAACACACCACCCCTATATGTACATATAGGGCAACTGTTCGGGTTGGCCGGATAGACTGGTGTGGTTTCGTATCCTAGTCGACTAAACATGTAAAATCATGTTTGTTTCACTCTCTCTCGGAGCTACCCGAGTCTTACCCTTGCACGCACTGCTTATGCGTAACCCAGTCACTAAGAGGAAACTTTATGGGTTCAGGAGACTTAACTCCTATCGTCGAACTAGCTTTGCAGCTATAACCAATATAACAACCTATCGGTTGCCAATCAATATTATTTTAATTTTGTTATTTCAATTGCAGCTTCGTGCGTCCTACGTTGTACTGAACCAAAAACATGTTCACAACTGGCTGGAAAGAAAAAATAGGTTCGAGTAATTCGTTGTGGACGGCGTTTGGGTCCGTACTTTTGTATTTGTGATAGCGTGGGGGCTTTTCCCCTTAATGATCGCCACATAGCCCTTGTATGATAATAACCGTTATTCAATAAAATACCACAAAAACGTTGATACGCCAAGTAGTGATTTTCCGCGTTTATCAAATACACTTTGTCGCCAAAAGGACCGTTGTGTATCCGAACTTTATAATTACGTTCTTGTTTCATAATTCCAATGATAAAAGCTCCGCCAATCTTTTACAATTGGCGGAGCTTGTTATTTTACTACTTTGACCATTAAGCGGACAATGTAGCACCAGTGTTAAGGATACGCACTGGTAAGTAGATAAATTCAATCGACTTAACTGGCTGGATCAAAATATCAGCCCACAACTCGTTAGCATCAACGCGATCTGGCGTGTTATTACTTGAATCACAAACAACAGCAAAGTCAGTCAATGCTTGTAGACCAACCAGACCGCTCAAGAAACGCGACAAGGTTACCTGGAAAGCACTTTGCGTTTGCAAGTCATTTTGTTCAAACAAGAATGGCTTAGCCAGCAAATCCAATTGGTAACGCAAGTAGTTACACAGACGAGCAACGTTCACTCGATCAGTAGCTTCTGCGATTGGATTCAGGGTCTTCTGACCATAAACGACCAATCCACGTCCTGGAATGTACGCGATTGGATTAATGCTGTTTTCATACAGCACGTCACGTTGACCTGGATTCAGAATAACCGTTTGGTATTCTTCAGATGCATTAATGTAACCAACTGATGTTGCATTAGATACCAAACCACGAGTGTAACCAGCTGGAGCAAACCACGGATAAGCGATCTGATCGTTAAACGCATATGTGTACAGTGCAATTGTTGATGGTGGAACCACAACATTTGAACCATCTACGTTTGTACTGAAGCCCCAAGGGTAGTAAAGACCAATGTTGGAGTCGTGTGTTACCAGACCGGAATCACCATCAGTTGCAACGTTGTTAGCATTGGTTGCCCAGTTACCAACAGTTGTCGCATCTGGCGATAGACGCGCAGGGGTATCACCAATAATAAACGCCACTTCCTTACAATCAACATTCAATGACACCATATCGCTAAGCAATTCGGTGTATCCTGGACAAGCGATCAAGTTGAAGTAAACAATTTCAGAACGGATGTCTTGGTTGCTTACAAATTGTGAAGCCAAAGCTTTCACAATCATTTGACGCTGCGCCTTACGTCCCATGAATGGGGCACCGGTAACATCATTGCCAGAAGCAGTAACCCAACGACCAGCAGTAGTCAAAGCTGGAAACTCGTACGGAGCTAAGTCAGTTTGACCAGCAAAATCACCAACGTTATACGCTTGAAGCGTAAAGTTTGTGTTTGGATCAAAACCACCAGGCAAGAACCAGTTTGGCTGCCATTGCTTAACATTCAATGTACTGTAGCGTGTGTTGAACAGCAACGTGCCACGTGGGTACAATGTTGGAGCTGGCGCATCTGGGTCAACATAATTCGAATGGACCAAATCAAGCGTCAATGTTGAATAGTTGATATAACCACTAGCAGCAGTAGCATAAGCAGGACCACTGTCTTGACGTGCGTCGAGGAACACGATACCATTTTCTGTCGTTTGATCAGTATTATCAATCAAAGTCCAGGTTTGCGAAGCCGCTGTGTAACGGTACAAGCTTGGGTAATTCTCAGTATCTGATGAGTCAAGCCAAATGTCGTTATCAACCAATGCACCACCAAGACTTTGTGTCAATGGAGCTGAACCAGCAATAATAACGCCGTTTGAATCGGTATTTGGGTAGATATTACGGTAGCCATACCAGTCTTCACTGTCGGTCACCATGATATCAACTTGATTTTGGTTGTTGTACCACAACGTTCCAGCCGCTGGTGCGGTTGTTGGTGTCGTTGGTGATGCTTCGTAACTCAAATCAGTCCAAATTGTACCATTGTAGATGCGAAGATCGGTTGTTGCCGTATCATTACTATCAATATCGTACATAACGTAGATAGAATTGGTTGTAGGTGCGCCATTTGCGGCGGCCGTTGCCAAAGTATCGTTATTGTAGAAAGGAGCGGTAACAATTGCCCAAGTACCTGTAGTTGCGCTGTATGTCTTTACAACATAGTTGGCACCACTGTTTGGTGTAGTTGTCTTGATCCAGATATCACCCTGTGTACTTCCTTGGGGAATCTTTGTATGTGGAGCAAAAGTCAACTGTACGCCCTTGTATGTACTGGCAGTCAATCCCAAGCTAGTCAAACCAGCACCAGAAACGCTGTCACTCAATACAATACTTTGAGTATAGTTCAATACCAAACGACCACCAGTAGCAGTTGCCTGAACTACCGTGCTCCACAATGCATTGGAAGTAACATTGGAACCAGCGGCTGCTGCGTTGATGTTGGAAACTATAGTTGCCAGCGAATCACCCACAGTAACCGTAACATCGATCATAGTGGATGGATTTGAAGCCAATGCGATTGTCAGAATACAAGTAGTAGTTGCAGCGGTAATTACCGTAGAACTGCGGATAATATTCTTAGCAAATTGCCATGAACTTGAACCGATAAGATACCAGCTATTAACATTG